TTATATTCTTTCGATATTATGTACATCTATTGCACTTGTTACTGTATTGCCAATACCAATTACTGCTCGATCACCATTAATCTGAATAACATCATATTCATCATAGTAAAGGTTAAATGCTCGGTCAGTGTCATAATCGACATTAAACAGAACCCTTACCTTATCTCCTTCCTTTATAGGCTCATCAGTTTCTTCCTGCTCATCGTCATTGTCTGCTGAAATAATGCTTCCATCATTAATCCAACCCGTTCCATCGTTAATAAGGTATGGATTGGCAGCTCCCGGAACAACCCTTGTGATAGTTCCACTTATGAATCCTGCTGAAGGTCTGAGTCCTTCCTCAGAGGTTGAAGAATTATATATTGTATCATATACTACATAATCCCCCTCATGATACAAAGTATCATCTGACTGTCTGTTATCCTCTGACTGTTCATCATCTTCTGGCTGTAATTCCATTGTTGGGAGTTCGCCGTAATAATAGTTCATATCTGTTCTGTCAGATGAACCATTCACTTCACCATCTGATGTATACTGCCAGATAAGACAATCCATTGAAGGCTCATCAATTCCCCAGTATGCAAGCCACCTGTTGAATCCATCGAACTCTGTAAGTCTGTCATCATTAAGAATATTAACGAAATAATCACGATTTGCATACACTCCAGTCGCATATCCCGCATCTCTTATGCCCTTCATAAATTCAATACAGAAATCTGTTAAAAGTTCGCCATTTTCAGCAGCTACTAATCCGTGCTGTGCCTTGTAACTATCAGCATCTTCCATGTCGAACCAGATGCCTAATCGTGGATTATAGTCCTTTGCTATTCTTAATGCGTGAGCAATTTCACTTCTGATCTGTTCAATATTAAGACCATAAGAATACAGATAAAGACCATACGGAATACATAACCTCTCGCACTCCTGTATATTTCTTATTACCTGTGGGTCATCCTGACTTTCAAGGTCTGAACCATAGCCAAGTCTGATAATAGCACACTTTACTCCTGATGCCATAACCTCATCCCAGTTGATTATTCCATTGTGTTTTGATACATCAATACATAAATAACTCATAATCTAGTCCTCGCTTTCATTATCTTTTTCTATACTATTAATTACTGCTTTATTCTCCACCTGTTTCTTTAAATTTTTAACTATCGGCTGTAAAAATGGTGGAAGTGTCACACCTATATCATTTATATTCTCTAAGATGCTTATTATTTCATTGCAAACTAGCCATACAGCAGCTATACAAGCTACTAAAAATGTAAATGGCAGTGTTATCCCTGCCACATCTGCGGAATAAGAAAGGAGCTGGTCAACTATTACACCAACTCCTACTAAAAGCCACATACATATTTTCTTTGCTATTCCTTTAATTCCTTTATAACTATCAAGCTCCTGGTTTCTGAACTTTGAAGCTACAAGACCTGTTGCATAGTCTATTATATTACAGGTTATTAATAACATAACAGGTATTGCAAGTATACCTAACGCACTCATTATTATGCTCCATATTGCTACTATAATTGTTTTCGCTCTTTCCATTTGTTTCCTCCTTATTTATATATATTTACTTTAATTTTACTTATTAGGTGCTCTGATCATCTCTATTGCCCTCCTTTATTTACTAAATTCTGTTACAAGCTCATTTAATTTATTTTCAAATTCCGTTACATCTTTCGTATATGTTGCCTTATTTGCTATATATGCCTGTGCATTAGCTATGTTGCGGTTTATAGACAGCCCTCCATTGGCGGAGATTGTAGCATTCATATACATAATATCTGTAACTGCACCATTCTCCTCTACACTGCTTGTTCCATTTAATGTTATAGATTTATTTACGTTTAACATTTTTTACCTCTTTCTACCACTTCTGTGGATTTATTAATATTATTTTTATACCCAACTTGCACTTCCCCAATGATAAGAAGCAATAATAGTATTATCAACATATATTCTTAAATATACTCCGTCCCAATCAAGTCCAATTTCATTTCTAGGTGTTCTGTTAAGAATTGCACCGCACCATCTATTCCAACTTGAATGCCAGATATTTAAGCCATCTGTTTTCACTCCTCCTATAGCAGATAATGCACAACCATCATAATATCTTGTACCGCTGCTACATATTTGCACATAGCCTTTTCCTATTTTCGTGTATGCCGTGTTGTTTGGCTTGTGCCATAGTTCGATTCCATCTCTTAGCACACTTACTTCAAGTCCAGCAAGCCCATACATTTTAATTCCCTTGCCACTTTCTACATTAAAGCTCATTTCTCCATCATTAGTGACGTGCCACAATGAATTCAATGTAGATGGCGAAGCTCCTTGCGTTGCACCTTTTTGAATTGAGAAAATCCAGTCACCTGTATTCTTAGAACCTTGAATATATACACGTCTCAAATATCCGTCTGGAGCCAGGTAATCATTTTTCAGTGCCTCGCCGGTTATATCCCAACAGGCTATTTTCCCACTTGTACTTGTAATGCCACCAGTGCTTGATATTTTAAAATACTTGCTGTCCCACGTTCCTGTTGCAAGGTTAAGCATCATTCCTGTACTGTTTGCAACATAATTAGAGCTTTTAAGCACTCCGGCTGTAACTGTTCCCAGGTTTGCGGATATTGCAGACAATGTAGATACACTTAACTCTGCGGCTGTAACTGAATTAGCAGCTATCTGATTAGCTGTTATTGTCTTGGAAGCTATCTTTGCGGCTGTAACTGCATTGGCAACAATCTTATCCGAGGTTACTGCATTTGTGGCTATTTTTGCCGAAGTTATAGCACTTGCTGCTATTTTATCTGCATTAACTGCATTTGCCGCTATCTTTTCTGTTGTTATTGCATTGGCCGCTATCTGTGTTGCCGTAACACTGCCTGTATATATCTTTCCGCCGTTAATCAATGTTTTATTATTTGTGTCACACCAGCCTGCAATTGTAGAACCTTTAGCTTCTGCATAATCATTTTTAGGTGTTTTGGTTGGCTCAAGATATACTGTATAACCAGCATTATGAGCTATGTTTGTTTTAGTTGTATATATTGTTACTCCATTACTCCTGTTAGGTGTGAACAGATTATACTTTGCCCCGCCACGGAGCATAAAATAAATCTGACTGTGCTGAAGAACCTGACCCACATATGCTGGCATTTTATTACAAAAACGATAATTATTCTCCTCCAAATAACCAGCGGCATCTGTTGTTCCCCAGCCACTTGCTAATACTCTTAAAATAAGATTGCAAGTAAAACCTTGATTATGCGTAGACCATACAGGTTTAGAACCGCTATTAAGCTGAACATTACATTCATAGTTATGTAAGCCGTTATATGGTATAGATGAATTTATTAATACTGGATAATATGTATCAGTATTATATTTTGTATCTCTTAAATCTACGGTTATCTGATATCTTTTCTTGGCGGCGGCTATATCATTCTGCGTACCAGCATCAAGTTTTCCAATTACAATCGAACCTGAAGCTATCCTGTCTGCGGATATATAACCACTTGTAATCTTTCCTGCATCCATATTGGCAATCTTGGCATTCTGTATTGTTGCATCTGCTATTAAGGCATTGGTTATAGAGGCATTAGCAATGGCATTAGTTCCGAACTGACGTAATACCCAGCTTTTGCCATCGAAGTAATACATCTTATTAGAATCTGCTGTATTAAACCATATATCATTAGTTTTTCTACTCTCCGTTGAAGGTGTTGTTGTCTGATAAAATATTGTATTCTTGCCATCTGCTGTAAGCTGTGCTCCTTCCGCAGTCTTAGAAGCCGCCGCTGATAAAAGTTTAGCCGCTTCCGCCGTGCTTAATGCACCAGCCGCATTCGTATTAGCTGTATCTGCCTTTTTTGCTGCATTTTCTATATCTTTGTCTGTTGTATTCATCCAGTCTGTGACATCTGTTCCAAACTTGGAGGTATCTATTGCTCCTTCAGCTATCTGCTTACCGTTAATTGTTCCTACCGTGATATTGGCAGCCTTAAGATTGATTACCTCGATGTTAGCGGCATCTATAGTTCCACTTGTTATTTTATTAGCAGTTAAATCTACTATCTTAGCATCTGTTATGCTTCCGTCCGCAATCTGAGCTGTACCAACTGCACCTTTGTCTATCATTGCTGTCTTTATAGAGCCAGCTTCGATGTTACTAAGCTTTATGTTAGCGTACCTTAAATCTGCAACATCTGCTTTAAGATAATTGGTCTTTATATCAATTATCTCTGCATTTACAGCAGTGATTTTTTCTGCCGTAACTGTATTAGCCTTAACCCAGTCGGCATCAACCTTCTTTGCTATTAATTCCTTTGCTAATATCAAATCAGAATATATTCTTTCGTTCTGCTGTGTTGTCGGTCCTTTAAAGTCAACTTCCTGCTCTGTCTGTGTCTTGCCATAAGATGTTATAGTCATAGTAAGACCACCATCATATTCCTGCTGGATGTTCATCACAGGCACCTTGTAGGTATCTTCACCATCTTCCACAGTAATCATATCCCACGGATCCAGTCGAACATCTCCTAATGTCTTAACAGATGCACCTCTGTAACTGAAACCACTAAGCTTCTTAAAGATATTATCAAGCCTGTCCTGTGTCATAAATGGATTATCAAATATAACACCAAGTATTCCACCGCCAGATGTTAAAGTTGTAGAGTTATCAACATTACATGATAACTTTTCCAGATTATAATTGCTTTCATCTTTCTCAAAGCTCATTATCCTTGTCACATCCAGCTTATAATCCACATCTAAATACCACTTAATAACAATAGTTCCTGTTCTATCAACACATGCAAAGCCACCTGCCATAGAAGCGATATATCCTATCATTTCCCTGTATGTATATCCCGCAGGCTTTGTTGATATCATTATCGAAGAATCTATATTACTTACATCCACAGGAACACCACAGCCGGCGCTTATCTCATTCAGAACAGATACAGCACTTGCAGGATATGTTAGATTAGATACATATAACCCTGTTGTTTTCATCATTCTGTCATATGCTGTAAATGTCGTTGTTGTCTGGTCATTTGTTGGATGTTCAGCAGTAAAAAAGCCAACTGGAATATACTCATACTTTCCACTTGGCAGCTTTAAACCTATCTCTACTGGTATCTCTGTGTTTTCAAATAATTCATCTATCTTCTTAAGAGTAATCTCTATCTTAGCAGATACCGCCGACCCTAGCTGTAATGCTTCATCTGCTGTGCTGGACGTCTCATAGCCCAATTTTTTAAATCGGGAATTATACCATTTTCCATTAATTCTTAATCTGGCTTCAAAAGTCCTCGATGGACTTCTTATTGTTTCTTTAAAAGCTTCCGTTACATTGTTATACATACACTTACTCCTGTATCATAAACTCTATTGCAGTAATATCTTCTAATGTAGTTCCGTCATATCCTTCTGAATCGCACTCATTAACATCTTCCAGCTTAATCATATGCACATCAAGTTCTGTTTCAATGTTATACATATCATCAATTTCTTTAATTACCTCCTGCTCCTTATCTTCTGCAAACTTGTAAGAGCCATCTTCTACGACTGCATTCCCATTTTCATCCTTTAAAGCATTTTCCTTTAATACTCGTGTTCTTTCAGCGTTATATACCTCTAATTCTGCCAATAATGCTTTAAGATTTTTAGCAATTGCATAATTAACCTTAACCGGCCAATGTTTCTTTGAATTCTGTAACTTCTGTAATTCTGCTGAAATTCTGTCAATCTGTTTAATTGTAAATGTCTTTTTCATCTTCTAGCTCTCCTTATTGTTGAATAATTGACACACTTGCACTTCTATAATAGAAAATGCCATCATCTAACTTTCCTATTACGTCTTTGCTTAGTGTGCCTCTGTAACTTGTTATTGTTATATCCTGTCCATCATCGTGGAATGTTATAGGAAAGAACCCTGCAACAAGCTTACTCTTAATAAGTATCATTTCATCTTCCTGCAACACTCCCCAACTAATAGATAATGTCTTCTTCTTTGCAACTACATCACCTAACATTGTTCCGTCAAGTGCACGTCCAGTTGAAGAAGACCATATTATCTCATCATCAACTTTTATGGACACAGGAGCCGGGAGCTCCTGTCCATCACACTGTAATATCAATTCATCACATCCTTATGTAATAATCTCACATTTTCCTGTCTGCTTTGTATGTTCATTTATCTTATCAACTACATATTTCTTAAGACTCTTTCCATCAAGCTGTATATCAAGATCTAATGTTTCCAACACTTTAAGTATCTGCTTAAGAATACTTATAGCCTCAGACAACAATTCAGCACTTGATGCCATAGCTGCTGCCTTCTGTGCCATATCAATAAGCTTATCCTCTGGAGCTACAACTTCGCCCTGGTGTCTGTTATCACCTATCATTGCAAGCTGTGGAGTATTTGGTTTTACATATCCACCTTCTGCAAGATATGGAACATTACCAAACCCAACTTCCGGCAAATCAAACCCGAAATGGTCACCACCTATAACCGGTACCCAGTCAGGTACATCAAAGCTTAAGCCATTTACCTTACGAACCATCCAGTTAATACCACTTTCTAATCCGTCAAGCATACCATTTATAAATCCGATTACCATATTTATTGGTCCTTTGGCTATATCACCTATCAAAGAGAATATTCCACCAAATGCATCAACTATACCTTCCCAGGCTTTTGACCAGTCACCTGAAAATACACCAGCAATAAAGTCAATCAATCCACCAAATATCTGCTTTACATCACCAAATATATTGGAAACATTATTCAAATAAGCATTCATTATATTGCCTATAAAACCGAAACTATCAGAAAAATCTATGTTAAAAATATTCTGTAACCAGTTATCAAATGAAGAAAATGCAGACTTTATATCCTGCCATATGCCTTTGAACCAGTCACCTGCTTTACACCATTTATCAGTAATCCAATCCCAGCATTTTCCTGCTGCCTCCTTGACCTCATCCCAATGTTTTACTAATTCATATATTGCAATACCTAGCGCCGCTAATGCTGCGATAACCAATGTTATTGGACTTGTTAATACCGACATAGCTACACCAAATGCTGTTGTAGCTGCTTCCGCCAACCACATAGATGCTGTATAAGCAACTGTAGCCGCTGTATCTGCTATTTTAGCTGCTGTTGTTATTATCCATTGTGCCGCATTTTTTATTAGCTCTGCTGTGGATTTTGCAAGACCAGTTACAAATTCTTTTGCATACATAGCACAAATCTGAACTGTTTCAAGCTTATCTGCTATCTTAGCTGTTACACAGCCCCAAGTTGCATCTTTAAGTTTACTGAGCAATCCAACAACACCGCCAGCATTCATAAGAAATTCTGCTAAATCTACCGTTTTCCAAGCTGCTGCAAATGCTCCTATAGTAACTACGATTGCATCAAATGGACCTTGATTATTCTTTATCCAATCAGATATACCTTCTAAGGCAAATGCCAACCCATTTAGGACATTAACAATCACACCACCAGTCCACTTTGCTACAGGTTCAAGTAAATTGTCCCAAGCCCACATCCATAATGGCTTTAACGCATCTAATGCACTATTTAGTACATCTAAACAACCTGCTAATACATCAAGAAATGCCGGAAGCAAATCTTCTATAGTCCACTTAGCCAAAGGAACAAATATATTGTAATAAGCCCATTCCAATCCAGCGAACAACTTATCTGTTAATGGTTGTGCAGCTCTCTTAAGGTTATCAAGAGCTGTTATCAGATTATCAAAGGATATTGCTTTAAGTGGCTCTAATGCCTTCTTGACTTTATCTGCCATATCAGATATTGCACTAGAAACATTAGATGTACTTCCACTCACATCTGGTACAAGGTCAACGCTTCCGATTCCTGAAGATGTTCCACCTGAACTACCGCTTGAATCAGAACTATCATCTGTTGGCTCTGTCAGCTTATTTATCTGGTCAAAGCCTGCAAGGGACTTTTCAATATCCTTTGCTGTCTTCTTAGCTGCATCTCCTATTCTACTTACATTATCTGCAGCACCTCCAGCATCATCTCCTATGCCTGCTATATCAGCACTTATACTTCCCATAGAGGATGATATATCGGCACCTGTAAGCATCTGCACGAAACTAGCAAATCCATCTGCCACTTTCTGCAGTCCTGCAAGCAGACTATTAAATCCACGCAGAATAGGTGTAAACAATGCTATGAAGCCTTTACCAAGACTAGCCTTTAACTGCTGAAACCTTAATGTAAGTATTCTTGTCTGATTCGCCCAGGAATCCTGTGTTTTAACAAAGTCTCCTGTGGCATTGGACAAAGCACTTGTAACGTACTGATAACGCAGCATTACTTTTTCCTGCTCTGTCATCTTGGCTGTAGTTTTACCAAAGCCATTATTAAGAGCATACTGGTCTAAGTTGGTCTGAGTCATAATCACACCCAAGTCCTTGAGCGTTTCAGTCTCACCAGTCCAGATAGATTTCAGCTTTGTATATGCTTCGTCCGTTCCAAGATTATAAAATGATGCAACATCACCGGTTAATCCTGTAACATTTTCAGCCATATCCAATGCCGCCTTACCTGTAATACCCATAGCATTACTCATCTGGCCAAACACACCCATATACTTCTTGGCCGATAATTCCGATAAGCCAAAGTTAGTCATAGCATTGGAAGCCCACTGGTCTGCCTGCCAGCTTAAGTCCTTAAATGCTGTATCTACGACATTCTGTACTTCTGTTACATTAGAACCTACTTCTATGCAATCTTTCGTAAACTTAGTAACTGCAGCTATACTTAGTCCTGCAGCTATCTTCTTACCAAAACCACTAAATATGCTTGTAGCCTGCTTAGCCGCCTTATTGGAAGCTCCTGTAAGCTGGTGAACTATCTGTGAACTATCTATACCAAGCTCCAGAGCTATCTGTCCTACTGTATCTGACATTCCCCCTCCTTTCCGGCACGAAAAAAGACTGCCTACTTCTTTGAGTAAGCAGCCTTAAAATCTCGTTGTAATCGTGTCCAATATTCTATATACTGTGGTGTTCCCACCATTTTCCTATTACGCTTCAGAAGCCAGTCATCATGTATCTTTTTCTGTTCCTTAGTAAAGCTGTTGATAACCTTAATATCTTTCTCCGCCCTTATACTTACCACTCTTCCAAGTGGTGTTTCAGGCATTATACCGGATAATAAAGAACAGAATTCAGACCAGGACATATCATCCTCCGTCCGCAATCGTATGCCATACTGTGACAGGAAGCTCGACTCTATCAATTCCCAGTCATCATATATGTCGTAATATATTTCACTATGAGGGTGTATTCTCCTCTCCATATGTGCCTGTGGCAACACCCATTATTGCATTATACATTTCCTTATATTCTGGAAGCGGTAAGTCCATAGCCTCAATCTTATCTGCTGCCTCTTTGCCAATAAGCATTTCAAGAGCCTTTGTTATAAATCCCATTCCGTTGTCACTATCTTTCTTCTTTTCAGCCTCAGCAGCCATAGCCTGTACATTAAGAATTGTGTTCTTTCTGTTATTCACAGTTACCACTAAGTCATCAGTAATACGAACCATAGGTAACTGGTTTGTAATCTTCATTGATATGTCTATTACTTTAAAATCTGTCTTTGCCATTATTCAAATTCTCTCTTTCTTTTTTATTCTGTATATGGAATATATGTTGGTTTTCCATCTGACTGTGCTTCCCATTCAAGTGCATCAATGCTTGTTGAGTCTCCTCCAAGGGAAGTTACATTTATAACTGCTGGGATAAGAAGCTGGTCAAGGTTTGGGAAAATAATTGAAACCCAGGTATTACATTCCTGTCCTGTCTTTAAAGCCAGGCTTGCGATATAATCATTACCTTCATCACCATAATTACGCTTACCACCCATAGTCATACCGAGCGATTTACCTGTTGTAAGTCTTCTTGTCCAGCCTGCCTGATCCATTGGATTCCATTCTTCAATTGTTCCATCTACGGATATGCTTAAGCTCTCTGCATCTTTTACAACCTTTGTTTCTACTGTTTCCGGTGTATCTGTGCTCTTTCTTCCTGTTATGCATACACCGAACTGAATTGTATGCACCGGATTAACGCCAGTAAGAGGTGTTGCCCCTGCATTATATCCAGCTAATTTAGTATTCTGTGCCATACCTTTACCTACCTTTCATAATAAATATCTAATTCTATTACACTCTCAAAGATACCTTTATCATCTGTCCCTACATCCACAGGTCCATCAACCTGCATTTTATTGAATAGCAGCTTTGTATCATTGATTATTTTATTGTTGGTGTCTCTAAGCATATTATAGAGCTGTTCTGCTGCCTTCTCGGTGTCTCTGACACTTGTATTCCAATGAACTAATATACTTATAGACTTAATACGATAAGAGCTGTTATTTAAGCCTCCTACAGCGGTCTGTGGTGGTCTTTGTCTGTTAAGATTATATACTCCTATGCTCTTATCTTTTTTATTGTCAAGCTTGCCGCAATATACATTATTATTGTCTGCAATGCCAAGACCTGCTATATAATCTCTTACATCACCTATTCCTAACATCATAACCCCGCATTTTTCTTGTATAACTTAGCAAATGTATCTGGAGCAAAATTTCTTTTCTTACCATCTTTAAGATAATCATCTAGCCACCTGCCCTTGGCATTTGCATTGCCTTCGTGTCTTTTACCTTTATCATCTACCCAAGGTGATTGATGGAAGTTATATTCAGGATGATAATATAACCTTCTTACATATGGCGTACTTGATATAAGTTCTACCTTGCCATTGGCAATATCCTGTGTATATACAAATGTGCTTTCGTTTTGCAGTGTACCTGTATCTCTAGGCATTACCTGACTTTGAACTACATTCGTATGTATTGCTTCCGCTGTCTGTGCCAGCGACACCTGCGCTGCTGCCGTAAGCCTTTTCAACACTGGCATATTAAGCTTTACTGTTGATTTAACATTCTTTGCCATTACATCACATCCAATCTCACATAATTTACTGTTCCATCAGGATTACGGCATTTTGTACCCTTGTATATATGCCTTGTTTCGCCAAACACCGTTATATCTCCCTTAGTAATAAGAGGCAGCTCTGGCGCAATATCACCAGGTATTAAAGCACAGCCCTCAAGCTGTATAAGCTTCTGTTCTGCTGTGAGTACCGTCTTTCCACTGTCTTGATAGTTGCATAATCCGTCCCATACCACAGGATCTAACTGCTCCCCATATACGTTTTGGCCTTCCTGCTCTATCTCAATATGTACTTCTGTTTTACAGAACTGCTTTAATACTAAACAAGGATATTTCATACTCACACCCCCAAACTTAAACAACAGAAACCTGTCTGACAAAGTATCTGGTATGTATCACGTTTTACAGCAATGCCATTCTGTACAAGCACATTCCAACTGCTGCCAAACTGCATAGATACTCCATTTACAGCATAATTCTGCAAGACACAATTAATCATGTCTTCATTCTCATACTCAAAATCAGCCATATCGCAGCATACATCTATGATTATTGCCTGCTGGAACTCTGTCAGATTATCAAAGCCTCTTGATGTTATACGATTAAAAGTAAGCGAGTCGATATGCCGGCTCGCCTGTTTTAATTTTCGTTCTATCTGTTCATCCGGGATAAGATTATGCTCACTCAGGTACTGTTCTTTACTTGCATATACCATAGGCTTACTCTGCAATCTCTTCTGCAGGATCTACATCAACGAATACAGAATCAACCTTACCATCCTTGCCATTAGGGAATACAAATGTATCACTTAACTGACGATTCTGATAAAGATATCCGTCTCCTTCTGTATGTGCTCCTGGTGCAAAGAAATAAATAGATGAAATCTTAGGTACTGTCTTACATGTCTGGCCACATGCGACAAGTACATTAATCTTGCGTGAACCCTGAACAGTCTTTTCATAATATGTGGCTATATTAGTCTTTGTAGGCTTTGCCACAACTGTATAAACGCTGTCGCTCTTAGTGTAGTATGTCTTTCCTTCTACCACATCTGTATCAGTTGTTATGGTATACTTTGACTTAAGCGGAGCAAAGCCGCCCTCTGCAACATCCCAATCGAATCTGTCATAGAATCTTTCATCATCCACAACTTCCATAAGTGTCACGCCATCAATATCAGTTACACGTGTTTCAATGCCAAGACCACCTTCTGCAATCTGTGTCATTTCAATCTTACGTGTAAATTCCTTTGATACCTCAAGCTTATCCATAATGTCAGAAGATACATACATAATGAGACTTCCATTTGCCTTATATCTTCTAAGCTTGCCTGCTGCCAGAATATGCTTAAGCTTAGCAAATACATTCTCTGATGTATATTCTGTTGAAGCTGTTTCAGTATGATATAATTCTGTCTTCTGTGCAGCCTGTGCTACCTTACTGAAAAATAATGCATCTGTCTCTGGTACTACCTGTGTCTGTTCAAATATGTGTGAAATATTCTGAATAGATGCTGTCTGATTTGTTTCATCAACATCTGCCTTATCAACCATAAACTGTACATCTCTGTCATGTGTTACTGTGTAAGGAACATCTTTCTGGTTATATTCTCCTGTGTTCCATCCACCTGATCTCTTATGGTTCTTATAACCACTTACACTCATCTGTGTAAAATGGAAGGTTTTGGCATCTAACCATCTGACATTGTTTGTGATAAATGGTGATGTAAGTGTGCCCTGAATAAGAATTGCTAATAATTCAGGACTCCACTGTTCTGCATAATTTAAATTTGGCATATTATTTTACCTTTTTAACCTTTCTTAATTGAATCTATTCCATCTCTTTGTAGGAACATTTACATTGCTACCTGCAGAAGACTGCTGTCCATTAGTCTGCTGCCCTGCGCCAATCTGGAATCCAGCATTATTCTCCGTACTTGGCTTAAGTGCAGGTACATCCTTTAGAACCTGTTCAAGTGCAGCTTTAACATTGTCCTCTGATATCTTTCCATCTGTACCTTTTGCCTTACTGAAATCAGCCATCTTAAGCACGTATTGTACTGTCTTGGCATTAATACCAAGTGTCATTGCTACCTGTGTAGCCGCAAGCTCTATACGAGCCTGTTCAGCATCTTTCTGTGCCGCTGCCACTTCGTTCTGAAGACTAGCGTTAGCGTTCTGCTGCTGTTCTACCTGCTGCTGTTTATTCTGCTTAAATGTTGCAATAGCCTGGCTGACTTCCTCCTCGGATAGTCCCTGCTGCTGGAAATAGCTTTTAAGCACAGCATTTTCTTTCTTGGCAGTTGCGGTGTCTAACATGCTCTGTATTTTGTCATAGTCAATTCCAGCCGCCTGCTGATTATTCTGACCACCCTGCTGTCCTGCCTGTCCATTATTGTTACTTCCAGCGTTCTGGTCGCCGTTACCATCTCCGCCCTCTGCGAAGAACTGTAAGTTCATAGGTAATGTCTTTCTCATCACTCTATCTCCTTTCTTCCGTTTACCGCCCGTCGGCATTTTCCTAAAGTTTAGTGCCATTAAGTTTTGGGCATAAAAATAACACCCACAGCGTTTGCCATGCGTGTTTGTTTACATCATTATTCTGTTGCACCGGTGCAACTTAGGTATAAAAATACCACCAATCTTGCGACTGGTGGCTGTTAATCAACTATTATTCTTTTATACAGTATGAAGAAACTATTTGGCAGGCGTACGCTTCTCCTGCATCTCTCGGGTTTCCCCTGTCATTACCATCGGCGTGTGGATCGTGCGAATTCTTCCACCTCAAACAGTTTCTCCCTTACTGTATGTATATTATATATCTTTTATTCTTTTTTGTTAAGTGGCTTTCCTTCCTTTATCCATTCCTCATAAGTAATATCTTCGGGTAATATTTTAAAATATTGTTGTAAAACTTTAAATGTCGACCTATTATATTTTTCTAGTTCTTCATCTGTTTTCTTTGGTGGATTTATAAATCTTTCACGTTCTTCTTTTGTCATTTTTTGTTTTTCTTCTTCCGTGAAATGAACCTCACTTAATTCCATTCTGAGTTTAAAACATTCTTCTGGAGAAAGTTCTTTTCCTCTTTGCATTTGTTCTGATTTAGGTAATAAAAGCCATTCCCTTGCTGTTAACGTCAACTAATCCACCTCCTCTAAAAGAATATTCCAAATATCTTTAACCAACAATTTTGAAACAACTTTAAATCTACTATTTCGCTCATATAGCACTTCATTTTCATTTAAACCAATAGAACTTATATCTCGTCCATTCTTTGAATTTTGTATATAAATTTTTATTTTTGCTGAATCATTATATCCTTCTTTTTTTGATGTGCTCCAATACTGTCTGATTATTACTACTTTTCCTACTACAAACTCACTCACAAAATCATTAATCATATCTTGCTCATCTAATCTATCCGTAAAATCGACCATTCTTATTAAATTGCCTTGATATTTCGGTATTTTTGACAATGCTTTGTCTAAATTATTTATAAGCTGTTTATCTTCTAGCTTTAATTTTGATAAATCATTTGCATTTCTTAACATATCATTTATAATATATGACTCAAAACTCTTGTATTGAATAACAGCTTGTAATTCTTTATCTGATAATTGAATTATATCACTATCACATAAATCCTCAATATGCTTTTCAGATTTACTATTGTCAAATGATACATTTTTCTCCCACTGTTCCTTCCTTACCTCATACATCTTCTTATTATCCGGATCTAGTGAATACTTCGACAATCTGTCGAACTGCTCAACCATCCTACCTGCATATTGCTGTTTCTGGTCCTGCTTGTAATCTTCCTTGACCTGCTCGAGCTCTTTCTTGGTAAACTTGCTGTCTGGTTCTTCATCCAGCTCTGGGAAGTATGTTGTATGTATATCTTTACAGTTAGGATGGTAGAGCCCTGCTGCCATAGCAGAGGACATTAGCGGATAAGGACCATCAGATGCCTTACCTCCACTCCATACATCATCTATAAGAATCTTTCCAACAAACGGAAGGCACTTAGGACAGGCATTAGCGCGCTTATTCATAATAACTGTACTAATTCCCCAGGACTGTCTCATCTCTCCCTCTCCGGTTAGATATGCACGCTTATTGGCTGTCTGAATTGCCATCTTAGCATAATCTTTCATAGTATGCCTTGCGCCATTTGCATATTCAATACAGTTGATACCTGCTTTAAGGAAATCCTTTGTCGCCATATCAACTGCCTTCTCATATGTTCCTGCACCCGTATTCGCATACACCTGAGCATTGAATATTATCTGCCGGTATTTATCTTCCGACATTCTAAGCATTGCTTTTTCCGCCCTGTTAAAATCTGACTTCGTAGCTTTAATCAGGGCATTAAGCTTTCTTGTGTTAAGCTTGAAAAAAGCACCCTCAGTGCCTTGTGACACCTTGGATGCTTTTAATCCCTTTTTCAATGCTCTTAATATCTTCTGTTCCTGATCTGTGCCGCCTGTCTGCCTTGCTGTAAATATCATTGCATCAATTGAACTGTTTATATCACTGAATCTGCCCGCAAAGCGTGTCTTGTTATCTGCTTTATATTTTTCTAAAGCTTTAAGCTGTTCTACCTGCCATTGTGTCCAGTTGAATCCAAGTTCATCTTCTTCCGCTCTGTGTCTGTCAAGATTTCGTATCATAGAAGCAATCAGCTCATCTTCTATGGCTCTAAAGGCTTTCTCTATGTCATATTCTGTATTAAGTGCCATAAGCTACCTCACTTGTTATCAATGCCTGTAAAACTGTTATCAAAACCTGTAAAACTGTTATCAGCGCCATTAACTGTAAAGCCATCTGACTGCATATTAAGTGCTGGCTCTTTCATATCAGATATACCCTGTTCTGCCTTAAGCCTTGATATCTCTTCCTGCTTCCATTCATCATCCTTGGTATCTCCATACAGCTCATCAACAGATGCCTCTATGCTCATAATACCGCCCTGCTTAGCCTTGCTGACTGTTTCTACCTGGCTTTCAAAGGATGGGTTAGCATATTCGCCAAATGTCACATCAATATCTATATCCTTAATAGCTGTCTTATTAAGCGTGTCTATGGCATTAAATGTTGCTGTAACGAGCTTTGGAAGAACCTTCTGAAGCCGCTCTACAATGTTATTTCTGCTGTAAAGCGTTGCTTTCTCTTTCTCCCTCTGTGCATCCGCATTATCCAGCTTCTTAACATCTATGCCTAATGTTGATGGGCTCATAATCCCCTGTAAACAAAGATCCAACGCTGTGATATATGTTGCAAGATAGCTTTCGTGTGGGATATTGCCCTGTACAAGCTCTATCTTATTAACTGTACCTTCTGCCATGCTGCCATCTGTTTTTATATAGGCATTATCAAAAGCATTAGGCTTTAGCACTTTTCCATCCAGGGGATTCCTTGGTAACATATTCTCCGGTATATATTCCTTTGTTCTATTCCTCCTTAAGGCATCCATCCATTGTGACCATGCTTCATCCAGCGCATCAAAGTTATCTATCTTTGCATCAAATATGCTCTTGCCTCGTCCTTTATACTTGGCTGACTTATAAAACAGAAGAGGAACAGCCATTATAAACTTGTCATTCCAGGTAACATCACTAAGATGTGCCAGCTCCGGTATAACACTTAAATCATATTCCCTGCCGCCTCTTGTAAGCTCATAATGTATGTAGCCTATGCCATAATGTTCAAGTAATACATATTCCTGTCTCTGCACGTTATACACAGTCTTAAACACTATCTCCTTAACTCTTCCCCTGTCCCTGATAATCTCTATCTTATCACCAGAGTAGAATTCCAATATAGGATACTTGCTAAGGTTCGTATCGAACGATATCTTGAATGCTCCATCACCGATATAAAGCGTTTCTGTTATTGCCTGCTTAACAAGCTCAACGAAATCATTTTCCTCTGCTATCTTATCCCATTCTGTCTGCCTGCTGCCAGCATCTATTAAATTCATATCATCTGTTACTATACTGGCCAGCATATCGCATAACATAGCAGGGAGACCTACGTGTATCTTTCTTATCTCCATACCTATTGTACAGGATGCAGACCAGAACCTTGTCTTGTCACCATCTATCTGGCTATATAGCTGTGACAATTCTTCACTCTCACCTCTGTACCATATCTTGTTCTTTATGGCATTTCCCTCGTAATCAAGAGTTTCCTGTATGCTTATGGATCCATTAACAGCCGGCTGGATGTGCAGCCACGTTCTTATTCCTGTTTTTATCTTCTCTGCCATACTTGTAAATATGTTCACCTCTCTCACTCTCCTATCTGGAATTATGTCTTATTCTCTATACCTATCCTGCTTCGATAAGGAATCCAGCCATACTGTACGCTGTTTACCATATGGTCATTGCCATCCTCGGGCTCACAGTCCTTATCTTCAAGCCACGAATACGTTTCTAACTCTGTCTTGTAATTCGTGCACGTATCGACAATATAAAAGCTTGGCTCTCTGCCCTTTTCGTCATTAAAGGACATCCAGCCAAGCTGTAAGTTAATTCTATCTATTATGGTTACTTTCTTATACGCATTGTTAAATATATACTGGCAGTCAATGTGTTCTCTCTTGTACTTGGCAAACTCTGTTATCGTTGCCTGATCAGCGTTATCTATAAACACATTCTTTGACATTCCACCCCATTCTTTTCTGTTACGCTCCAGGAAGTCTATGTAATTCCTTACCGTATCAGACGGAGCTATTGGTATATCAAGTTCTGCATTGTTATACACCTTTTCATCCAGCACTATCAGCTTGCCCTTGTTGGTTATTCCCATAAATGACATAGCAATCGTATCCGGACTCTTGGTTGAATAAGCTGTATCAAGTCCGCTGGTGAATATTATGAAATATTCGCCCTGCATTTCATCAACCTCACGTCTGATGTATGACTTTGCCTGCTCTCTGGTAATGATATGCCTCTTGCAGAAATTAGAAAAGACAAGGCCTGTAGCCTTGCCTCTTAATCCCAATATCTTGTTTTTATATATCTTGGTACCGGGAGGATAGCTCATTTTCTTCTGTTCTATCTTCTCAGGTGTCATAGATACGTTATCTTCAAATGTGAAGAACCAGTATACCCAGCCTTTAATAGGCTCACAGCCATTAAGGTCCTTCCATATCTCTTCCGGCACATCTGCCTTGTACTTATCAATCGGTCTTGCGTGATTGATGTACTCTGAATATATTGGCAGCGTAGGCGCATCAGGATTAAGTGTACCTACGAAATATTCAGAACGTCCGAATATCTCCCGTATGAAGTCTATGTTAGCTGTATTGCACTCATCTACCCACACACATCCAAACTGTGAACCCAAGGCATTCTTCCATTTACTGGCATTATCATAGCCAAGAATATATATTATCTTAGTACTGCTGCCCGTTTTGAATTTAATGTGCGGAAGTTTATTTTCTTTATCGCCATTACCACAGTATTCCAGATTAGGGAATATCTGTAACAATCCCATATCAGCATTTATTATATTCTTCTCAATAACACCTGTTGTATTACCTGCTATAACGTGCAGCTTCATATCTGATTCAGCTACATTCATAATAAACTTAACAGCTACTGTCGTTGTCTTTCCGGATGCAGTTGAACCCTCTAAGAACTCTGCTCTTGCAGGTGTGTCTATGTAATCCCAGTATTTATCACTTAGAAGCATCTGGCTCACCTCTTGCTTTGCGCTGTGCAAGAAGCTCCTGTAATTCACTCCTGGTTGTATCATTTACATTGGCTTCTATCTTGTCGGTGAATATACCTAAATGTTTGCCAAGAAGTTCTAAGGCCTTAACCTTGTCACAGGACTTAACTTCTAATCCATCTCTCCCCTTCTTGATAACAGCAAGAGCTCTTTTCTGTTCCTCTGTCAGTTCCTCCGTTAATACTGGCTCTACTGTTCTATACATAACAGGCTTACCATCTTTATCCAGTAAATCCACAAGTGCTCCACCAGCTTCTACTTGCATCTTCTTTTCAACCACATGTGCATAATCCGCATTATTAGAAAAAGCTATCAAGGCAAGCTCCCTGATTACTCGCTCTTGAGTAATCTCTGTCTTGCGTGATAGTTCCTTTTGTCGCTCTCCTATGTACTGTGAAATTGTAGTATTTTGTAGTAATTTTGATGCATTTGTATTTGCATAGTTTTCTGTGTACCCCGCCCTAATAGCCGCTTGTGTGGCATTGAGGTCTATAAGGTATTCATCACAGAATTTCCGTTGTTTATCTGTTAACCTCACACAATCAGCTCCTTTCTAACTTAAAATAAAAAAGACAACCTCACGGCTGCCTTTTAACATTCCAATAACTTATCGAATTTCTCATGAAACTTATTTGAAAAAACTTTTTCATAATTTGTTCCTTTTTCTACCAGTGGCATAATGTTGCTGTAGTCGGCAA